CCGCCTCGACCTAGTCTGTGGAAATTCGTTCCCGACCGAACGCATTCACAGCTACCTGATTCGCTTGGGCGGCTCAACGTCCAATGCGGTCAACTGGTACGTGTCGAGCTCGACCGGCGTCGACCTGCCGAAGATGTCTACCTCTACCTTGGTCCTGCCGTTTGCGCTTATTTCCGTTATTTCGCCCGGAAACGATGAGAACGGGCCGTCGACCACACGCACGAACTGCCCAACTTTGAACGGCAATTCCTCAGCTTCTTTAACTGTGGATTGCGAGACCCGGCGGATCAGATCGAGCGCCGGCGGCAGCAAGACCACATAACCGTCGCCACCTGGTGCACGCATCAACGACAGAAAGCCGGGCGTCTCAATCAGCAGATAATGCTGGCGATGGTCGAGCAGCTTCACGAAAGTGTAGCCCTGTGTGTAGAACCGCCGGACCGTGCGCATGCCGCCTCGCCCGCAGCGTTGGCTGATCGTCACCATCGGTGCGAAGAATTCCAGCCCGCGACGCGCAAGCCCTTTGTGGAGCATGCTCTGGCCCGATGGTTCCGAGCGCGCGATGTAGTACCAGACATCGTCAGGCTTCTTCGGCATCGTGTCGGTCTGGTGGTGACCGACCGGGGCGTCGCGCTTGATGATCATGCCGATTGCCTTTCCTGATCTGGTTGATGTTCGAAACTGGATTCCTCCGGCGGCCATTCGCTAACGAAGAACGTGCCGCGCCGCGTGAAGATGCCCTCCGCTTCGTTGCCGAAGCGATGGTCGCGGTAACTGATCACACCGCAGCCCGCGCGCTTGATGGCGGCGGACCATGCGGAAAACTGGTCGCTCGGGTACTGGACGAAGACGGCCTGATCATCGAACGCCGACCGTTTGCTCGACGCGATCGCCGCAATCCAGCCGGCAGGTGGAGCCTTCGGCATCGGCGGCGGCTCTGACGGCGTGCCGACGAAGCGGTCGAGTTCGTTCGCAACGTAATCCTTCACCGTTGCAGGTCGCGGCCCTTTCGGCGATCGCTCGTGGCGTGCGGTTGCGTTCCATCGCGCGAACTCGGCGGATTTTCCCTTGAGGTAGTTTGGGGCCTTGCCGATCAGATCGAGGCGACGTTCGAGCGGTTTATTCCGGAACGCTTTCCATGCTCCGACTTCGTCACCCGCGAATTTGTTCAAGCCTGCCTGCTGCCAGCAGTTCACGAGCTGCTCGAACTGCAAACGCTTGAACGCTTCGCTGTTCGGGTCCGGCTCGTTTCCCTTCCCTGCCGAGCCTTGGGCAGCACCGCTTGCCGCAGCCGCTGTCGGTTGCTCGATCGGTTCAGCATTCGCGGTCGTGGGCGGATCAGCACGCGATGGTGCTGCTGGTGACGCCGAAGGCTGATCACCCGAACGCTGTGGGGGATTTAGGGGGAAAGGTTCTGAGTGAGAGGTTCTATTAGTTGGGTCTACTGTGAGTCCATGGTTGGGTTCACTGTGAGTCCTAGGGTTGGACTCACCATGAGTCCTAGGGATGGATTCATCATGGACCCTACCCCCTGTCTCAGGCGTCATGGCCCCTTCGTAACCCGTTGTATCGTCGTCGATTTCTTCGTCGTCACCAGGGGATGGGTCTATGGTGGACCCATCCATCGCGCAGGGAGGCGCAAGACGATCGACACGCAGCGTATATTTGTTCGAGCGCGGTTTTCCGTTCTCGTGTTCGCGGCTTTCGACGTCGATCAGGCCCCATTCTTCGAGCGATTTGAGCGCGCGCGAAACCGTGCCCTTCGAGAGCGAGCAGCGGCGCGCGACCTTCGACTTCGCCGGCCAGCATTCGTGCCGCGTGTTCGCGTGATCACCAAGGATCATCGCGACCAGCTTCACGGAAGCGGGCACTTCGAGGTTCGAAGCCCAGAGCATTGCTTGCAGGCTCATGATTCGACTCTCAGGATGTGCGCCATGATCATTCCGTCCCATCCGCCTGGTCGGCCTTGCGCTTTTCGATCAGCGCATCAACGAGTTCGATCTGAAATGCGACGATCCCGCCGCAAAGATTCCAGTAGCTGATGTCCGCATCAGCTGCCGCCTTCTGCTCTTCGAGCGAATTCTTCCGGCTCTTTTCCTGCCGCTTGAAATCGACCAGCGTCGAACGGTATTGCACAAGTCCGGTGAGGTTCATGTTGATGATCGAGGCGCTCACTGCTCTGGCCTCCACGTCATCAGCGCGGTGATCCAGGCAGCTGCGAGCCAGTAACCGACGTCCCACCAGCGGCCCTCGAAGCCCCAGCGCACTGACGCTCCCAGATGCAGCGACAGCAGCACGTAGTTGAAGAGCTTGGGATCAGCGAAGATGCTCATGCGCGCTTCTTCATGCTGGCGGCGTAGAATGAAGTGCGCAGCTCGGGCGGCAGCCAGCCGATTTCCTTGGCCTTCGTGACCGCTATCTTTTCGAGCTTCGCCTTCTTCTCACTCGACCAGGCCTGCTGAAATCCTTTGCCGAACATTTCGCGCATCTGTTTCAACGCGATGTGCCGGTTTACCGATGTGAAATAGCCCTTCGCGTCAAAGTGCTTACGCAGGTTCACGCAGAGCAGCGGCCCGAGCGCTTCACACACGGCCAGCGTGCCGGCGTCGCGCAGAGGCCCGCGATCGCTGTGGCTTACATGCATGTTGACGAGCTGTCCGACTGCAGCAGCCAGCGCCTCAAGGCGGCCCGCAGTGTCCTTCTTGGACGCTGCCTCAAACGCCGCTGCGAATGATGCGCGGTTTCTGTGTTGCCCCTGGCTGACGCTGATCACATGGGCGTGGCCAGAGCTGAGCAATCCAGCGATCATCGCCGGCAGAGCTACGTGCGGGCGCTCGACCATCGTTTCCGCGGCCGCATGCGTGAGCTGCTTGGAAAGTTCAGAAATCAGATTATTGGAGATCTGCAGGTTCGGCTTCTTCTCGCCGGCCGTCTTCTGTTTCGGCTTTTCTTTTCGTGCGGCTGCGCGATCCACGGCCGCGGCCGCCTTGGTCTCTGCAGGTTTCACCCGGCCGTATTCGATCTTTGCAAGGCCGGTGTCGTCGATAGCGACGAAGCAGCCGGCCTTTGCCTTCTGCGCAGCAGTAAACCCGCGCGCTTCGATTTCGGCTTCTATGTGGGCATGTTCGGCATGAGCTCGCCGTTCGTCGATCGAGCCGTCACCGATCCAAGTCAGATGATCAAATTTCGCGCGCAGGGTTGCGAGCTTTTCAGCTTCCGCCGGCGTTGGCGTTTCCTGCTTGGGCGGTTTGCTTCGTCCGAACCCATACGTATCGCGGACCGTTTCTTCTCGAACCGCCCATGACCATCCGGCGCTGACCAGCTGAGCGCAAAGCTGATCCAACTTCTCGATCGCGAGCTCGTTGACGAGTTTCTCGTTCGACACCGTGTGGTCGGTACCGAACAGGTCTAGCGTTACCTTGCCGCCGCGCGCCTCGTAGGCCTCGGCGCCGACGAATTCGAGCATGGCGCCGATATCAGACGACGACAGCTTCAGATGATCTTTCACTTCGTCCGGTTCGATCGGCTGATCGAGCAGATCCTCGTCAGTCGTGCCGTCGAGCACCTTCTTAAGCACCTGGTCTTGCAGCTTGTGGCTCGTTGCGAGCGTGAAGGCCTGCGCGACCTCGGCGCCGATCTTGTCTTCGCGCCAGGCCTTCAGCACGTTTTCCGAAAGGGCGCCGAGCGCGAGGACTTGCTTCACTTCGCGATCGGTCATGTTGTAGTGGGCGGCGAGATCCTTCTCGGACTTCCCATCATCGATCAGTTCCGCGAAGGCCTGATGCATATCGACCGGGTGCATCGGCGCGGTGATCACATTCGCGGTCAGGCTCGCATCGCGCGCGATCGCGTCCGACATCTCGCTGACGAAAATCGGTACCAGATAGTCTGCCGCCGGCGCGCCCGCGATCGTGGCGCCGTCTGCGACGAGCTGCTCGAGCGCGGCAAGCCGCTTGCCGCCGTTGGTGACCAAATAACCGGTGCCGTTCGGCCGCACCATCAGCGGCTGCAAAATGCCCTTCGCGCGGATGCTACCAAGAAAGGATTTCTCAGCGCCGCGGCCGGTCTTGCGAACATTCGAGTCATCGATGCGCAGCTGCGCGATCGGAACATGCGTCGGATATTCCATGGCGGTGCTCCCTACTGGTTTTGCAGCGACTTCATGCCGCCTTGCCGGTTTTCTGATTGAGGATGTGCGTAAAGGCTTGCGAGAGCAGATCGAGCACCGAGCGCTTTTCTGAAATCGAAAGGCGACGCGCCTCGTCCCACAGATCGCTGACGCCGAATTCGCCGACCGCTGCGATCGTCACTTCGCGCTTGCGTAAAGCTGTTGGGTTTCCATGGATCGCAGCGCTCAGCGCCTTCACGATCTGGTAGCGGATCAGGCCTTGATTGCCCCCCCCCGGTACGCGTCACGCATTCAAGCGATAGCTGCAGCACCTGCGGGCCGTATTGCCGATAGCACTGCAGCAGCGCGCCGGCGGCGAGCGTGTCGCCAACCTTCATTTCGCGAGCCGGTACCGGGTAACGACAGATCCGTACCCCCGCTGCTTTGCAAACGGTTGCTAGCGCTTTCGATTCCACGTTTCCGGCAGCGAGCGAGGCATGGAAGAGCTGTATCGATGTGATCGCTGTGATGTTGCCATTGATCGCCGCGAACGCCGCAGCCTGCTCCGCACGGTCGGCGTCGACGACAGCGCACGGCACGGTTTTCATGCCGCGCAGTTTTGCGGCCATTGCTCGGTGCTGACCGTTAATGATCGCGAAGCGACCGTCGCCGGTTTCCGCAACCACAATCGGCTCGAAGCGCGACCAGCGGAATTCATCGACGATCTTGCGGATGTTGGTCCGACCGCTCCTGCCGACGTCGCGCTGATATTCCGGATCGACCACTAGCTTTTCGATCGGCACCATCATCTGCCGCGGCGGAGCGCCCGGTTCGCTTGAACGAGTCAGCCCGATTTGCGTGAAGTCGGTCACGTCGAGGATGCGATAGGAAGGCTTCATTTCAGCTTCCTCACTTCAGCGAGCATCGTTTCGCGCACGTAAGCGGCGAGCGACTTGCCTTCGGCATCAGCCGCGCCCTCGATTTCCGCGAGGTCGTCACCGAGCATTTTTTTCAGTGCAGCGAGTTCGAAATGGTTCGGCGGCACGGCAGCGCGCACGGGCTGCGGCTTCTCTGCTGCTTGCGGCTTCGAATAGAGCGGCGCCGGCAGCGCGTCAGTGATCCTACGCGGCGCGTTCGCGGCCGCATCACTCTGCACATCAGACAGCGTGCGGACGAAGCGGCTCATGACGCCCTCCGCAGGAACGGCGGAATATCGAGATCGTCGTGACCTGCTGCCTGCAGCGGCGCAGGCTGATCATCGACCCGCTCGGCGGGCGCTTCTTCGTCGTCTTCTTCGTAACCTGCGCTGTCACCCTCGATCGACGCGTGACCATTCAGCCGCGGCTCAGCGCCGTCGGCATCACGCTCGCAGCAAGGTCCGTCGATCGGGGGTAAATCGACTCCCGCCTCGTGCGCCGGATGCGTGATCAGCTCGCCCGTGGAAGTGTCGAAGTCGCGGCCGGGCTGAAGCACGCCAGTTTCTGCCCCCAAGATGGTGAGCGCACCGCTCGGCGAGACGGTAGGCAATTCGTTGCCCCAGCTTTTCCAGCCCTTGCGCGGGCGGCGCGCGAACAGTTCGAGATAAGGCCCGGCAACCAGCCGTTCGATCCGCTCGTAGGTCTCGTCGGGCTTGCGCGAATGCTCCATGATCGGCGACGTCATCAGCTGCCGCACATCGGCGTTGAGCCGCTTCGGATGCCCGCGCGTGGCAAGCCAGCACATCTCCGGGTTCGCGCGGGTCCAGTAGCCCTGCCCCATGAACTCGGCATCGTTCGCCTTCGTCGCCTTCACCCAGGTGAAAGCCGTGGTCTTGTGCGTAAAACCCCATGCCGCCATCAGGTCGAGCGCATCCTGCGGACACCAGTCGACCATCCACATGAAGAGCACGCAGTCATCGGCAGCCAACTCCGCGATCGGCAGGGCCTTCATGTCATCGAGCGTGGTGGTCGTGTAATGCGCGGACGCCGAGCGGCCGTCGCCGTGATTGCCGCGTGACAGGAACTGCCAAGCCGGATCGGCATAGATCACGCCAAACTTCTCGCCCTGGTCGATCAGCGCGTGCAGATCCTCGACGCTGCCGCCCTCGTAGGTCTTCTGCTCGTGATCGCGCCGCGCGCGCTGCAGATCGGTTTCCTTGATGATGGTGTCGAAGGAAACGCGGCCGCCTTCGGCCATGCGTGCGCGCATGGTCGCCACCATGCCCTCGAACGCGCGCTGGCTGATGCTCGCGCGCTTTTGCGCTCGGTGCGACAGCTTGTGCGTAATCCCCGCCTCTTCGAGCTTCACCCGAGAGAATCCTTCCTTCGGGGAAGGATTCTTTTTGGGCTGTCCGGGGCTGATCTGTCCGGATTCCTTGCCAGCGATGAGCATCTCGCCAAGCCGACGCTCGGCATAGACGCGAAGCGTGGCGGCATCGATCTCAAGCTGCGGGTCGTTCGCGATGCGCGCGTATTCGCGCATCATCCTCGCCTGGTCACGAAGATTCATGACCTCGTCAACGTTCCTTGCCTCGGCGAGAAGCTGTCGCGCGCGATCGTATTTCAGGAGCGCGGTCATGCGATCCTCCAGCAGCGGATTTCATGTTCAAGTTTTCGGACGCGAAACACCTTCGGCTTCAAGCGCCGGTTCGCATTTGTCGCAGCCTTGTAGGCGCGTACCGGATCGACATTCGCCGGAAAGGCGAACGATTGTCCCGCCTTCAATCTCTTGAACGGATACACATCGCGCGGCATCGCGTTCGCCAGTGGGATCGGGATCCCGTCATCTATTTTGATGAGCGCGAACTCTTCTTTTTTGACGGGCGCGTTCATGACTTTCCCTTACGGTGCGCGTAAATCGGGAGATGATCGACGCAAGCGATCAGGAAAAGCCGCTTCGCGTTTTCGAACGTCCACTGCCCGATCGGGACTTCGCGTGTGGACTTCGGCTTGATTTCTTCGCCGTTCAGGAATCGGTATGGCTCGGGCACCTTGCCCGGCATCAGTGCCTTCCATTCGGTGAGCAGCATCACGCGATCGACGTGCTTCACTTCGGCTTCGATGATCGGCGGTACCGGCCATTCCAACCCGGCCGCAAGATGCACCGCGCGCATGCAGCGCGTTTCAAACTCGTCGAAGGCCTTGCGCACGAGCTGCTTGAAGAAGGTGACTTCGGTCGGCTGCGCTTTATCGCCGCCGAGCATTTCGTGAATGACGATCGGGAACGCCCGTTTCTTGGGCGTAGTGTCGTCGCCGGCGAAACCCTCATGCGCGTCGTGCGCGAGGAAGTATGGCTTTGCCGCCGCGCTGCAGAGATCCGCGCCGAGCACGAGATGCTGCGCGACCGTATAGGTCACCGCGCAGGCGCCGCCAAAGCGGGTGTTGTGCGCAAGGTGATGAGCGAGGTCTTCGAACGCGATGTCCGCGGGCGACGGATTGACGAGGTCAATCTCCCGGCCCGAGACGGTCGTGAAATATGGGTTTCGAGCGGCGTTCATGCGCGAAACCGGTCCCGGTGACCGATATAGTGATCGTCTGACGAGAAGGCCTCGTCATAGCAATCGGCGCTCGTGCCGTGCGCCGCGCGCCGGCGGCCGATCGCGTCCGCGATAATCGAACCGACCACGAGCAGAAGAAGCCCAAACGACAGGCCGAGCGTGGCTGCGAGGCACTCGCGTAGCGTTACGTCTGCGAAGAATTCCATCTTCACTCTCCAAAAATGAGGGCGTGATTCAGAAGCACGCGCACGAGGTTGGCGTTGGCAGGCACCGACCAGGACCAGACTTCGCGGCGCTGCGAGTCCGCTTCGGCCATGCGCAGAATGTTGGTGTTGAGCATCGAGACCGCGTCACGCAGCGCCGGGTCGTGCTTGCTCAGCGAAACCTGGACGAGCTCGTTGCGGATCGTCATCGCGCAGTGATGGACGTCTTCGGAGAACGCGCCCGACAGCGCGGTCTGCACGAGTTCGAGCGCTGCCTGCGCGGTCCGGTGAAGTGGATGCATCGGCGGCAGCGCGGCAGCCGGTTCGCGGTCAGCTGCCGGAGAAAAACCGCTCCTGGACGGTGCCGCCGCCGTACTCGCATCCGCCGGGCAAGGCGAAGCGCCCGGAAGCCGGTGAATGGTTGCGCTCATGATTGCGCGCTCCGCTTCTGGTGCGCGCGCATCATTTGAATTCCGCTGGGCTCGGTCAGGTCGTATTTGTGTTCGCGGGCAAAGCGGACGTCCGCCCAGGTGAGGCCTGTCGTCGAGTGCAGGAACACGTAATCGCTGCAGGCTCCGTCGATCGCGCGAGCGAATGCGCCGATCTTCAGAATTCCGGCAAGCCAGTAGCGCTCCAGCAAATGGGACATGCCCGCTGACCTTCTGTCGCCTTGTTGTTTGAAACTCTCCGCGTGCCGTTACCCCTGGCGCGCGGCTACCTCGCTAAAGTTTGTCGTTAAGTCTGCGCAGTTCTTCCGCCTGCTTTTTGAGTTCGTCGTGCGCCCGCATCGCGGCACGCACCGCAACGAACGCTTCGAAGTCGTCATAAAATTTCGGAATGATCTTCCCTGCCGATTTCAATTCGGCACGGATCGTCGCCAGCACCACCGGCGCTGCATCCGTCGCGAGCAGCGCGATCAACGCAGTTGCCGAGCCTTGATGCTTATCAGCGAACCACATTTGAACTGTGCGTATGTGGTGCCCGCTGCGGAGTTCTAATTCTTTGGTAGCGCAGCGTTTTTCTGTCTCGAAGAAGCCCTGCGCTGCGCGCATGACAGCGCGATATGCACAGCGACCAAATTTATTTTCGCAGGATTCTGCGTTTGTGGCAGCGGCGTGATTTCCGCTCTGCGGATAGGTTTCTCGCATCGCGTTAACCGTCCCTGCACCTTGAGAAAAAACCTTCATGATGCTGCTCCGCACATACCGCCGCTGCGAATATCGCTGGCGTAAAGTTCCATTCCCGCAATTACGCGGGCATCGGGGGATGCACCAATGGAACCAGCCATCACGCTTGCGCCTCTTGTATTTGAGGGGCGCGCAGCCGAGCCAGCAGTTCGAAAGAAATGGGCAGACCAGCCTTCGTGGCTGCCTCGACAATTCGCGTATCCCACTCGCCGGGGATCGAATTTCGGGTCTTCATCGTGCGAGCGTGTGAAGCCGAAAGGCCGACCGAGCCAAGCAGGTCCTTGGCGATCAGCAGTTCGATCACGGCCGTAGCCGAATCAGGCGTGGCATCCATGACCAAATCGCTACATATTGTAGCGAGCCGGGTCAACACACTTCGTAGCGGTTTCCCCGCTACAATATGTAGCGTGAAGACACCCGGCGACCGACTATCAGCAGCCCGCTTGAAGGCGGGCTTTTCCTCGGCCCGTGACGCGGCTCTTTCCAATGGCTGGAAGGAAAGCACCTACCGCGCCCACGAAGGAAACACCCGCGGCCTCGACGAGGAGGCGGCACGCCGCTACGCGCGCCGCTTCAAGGTCAACTGGCTATGGCTGCTGCATGGGGATATTTTTCCACAGCAAAATGCGACCGTGCGCGTGCGGGGCCATGTTGGTGCCGGCGCGGAGATCACGGCCTTCGCGGACGCCGATCTTGGCGAGGAAATCGAACTTCCGCCCGGTGCGGTCGCGGACCTTGAAGCCGTGATCGTGCGTGGCACGTCGATGTTTCCCCGCTATTTCGATGGCGAAGTCATCTATTACTCGAATCATCCGGTGCCACCTGACCAGGTGGCCGGCAAAGAATGCGTAGTCGCTCTCACCGATGGGCGGATGTTCGTGAAGCAACTGCAGCGCGGCAGGCGAAAGAACCGCTTCAATCTGATGAGTTGGAATGCAGAGCCGATCGAGGAAGTGGCCGTGGAATGGGCCTCGCCGGTGCGCTGGCGCGGCTGAAGTTTTCTGAGAGAGTATTGCGATGGGTTATGTCGAACAGACCATGGCCGACGGCGAAGAGATCGTGCACCGCTCCCGCCTGCACTGGGTCGAATATTTGATTGCTGCCCAATTCATCGCCGTGGCCGGCGTCATTTTTGCGCTGGAAACCTACGGGGTTGTCAAAGTTACCACGACAGCGCGGTTCGTTGTGCTCGCGGTCGCGGCATTGCTCCTGCTCATCGGCATCGTGAAAATCATCGGCACAATGATCGCCCGGTGGACCACGGAATTCGCGGTCACCAGTCATCGCGTGGTCTCGAAGCGTGGTTTGATCCGCCGCGACGTGGTCGAGATCGCCATCGAGAAGGTTGAAGGCGTGGACCTGCAGCAGGGAATCATCGGTCGCCTGCTGGGCTTTGGCACAGTGGTCTTCCGGGGCACCGGGGAGGGCAGCAATGCCATGGTTGGCGTCGATGACCCCCTCGCCTTTACACAGGCTGTACGGGCCGAAGTAAGGGCCTACCGCGAGTGGGCGGCTTCCAGGCGCTGATCGCTACAAAACGTGTTGACCTGAGCCGCTACATATTGTAGCGATACGCTCGTGGGCCATAGAGGTCCCAGGAGCGACGCGGCATGCCCGGCACGGTCAGGAATCTCCAAGAGCCCTTCCCCCCTCTCCTGCCCGCTGCCGGGCATTCGCCCTCTTCGCCTCTTGAACGGAGCTGCGCGGCGCTCGCGCGAAGCGCCGATTCCATCAATCAACACGCCAAGCACGTAGCCGAGGCCGCCGAAGGCGCCCGAGCCGCTGCCGCCAAGTGTAAGGCCATCCGCGAAGCGCTGGTGGCGAAGCATGGCTGACCCGGCAGGCTGGCAGAATTTCAACAACGCTCCGATAGACCGTTTCATCTGGGCTTGGCATTCGTCGTGGGCTGGCGCGCCCTACCTGATCTATTGGAACGACCGAAGTCACTGGTGGTCGATGAAAAGCGGCGCGGGCTCGTGCCTGATGAGCGCAGATTCCGAAATCGTAAAACAAGCTCTGTGGTTTCCTGCCTTCCCTCCGATTCCTAGGTCCTCCTAGATGAGGACGCGCGATAAATTAGCCGCTGAGCTTCGAACGGTCGCTGAAAAAGCAGGGCCAGAGAATGCTGCGAAATACAAAGCGTTCGCGAAACGCGCAGAGACAGGCGAGTTCGACGACTACGCCGACACCTACGTCTGTCCGATCACGCAACTCCATTCCGAACTGATAGCAGCGGGCTTCTCCAAGTTCGCAGCACGCGTCGCCGGCGGCGAATTCGATGCGACGAAAGAAGAGAGCGACGAGTGGGCGCGCAGTCCCTCGGGTCAGGACGCTGCGAAAAATCTACCGCCGGAAATGCGCGAGCTTTTTGGGTTGAAACTCAATAACTAGGGGAACTGAAATGCCGCCGGAGATTAGCAACCAAGAAGCCATTCAGATGATGAACCGCTGCAAGGAAGAGATTTTGTCTCTCCGCGCGATCATCGAACGGCTGCAGCCGAAAGCAGATGCCTACGACAATTTGGCAACGGTTCTTCGATTGCTTCCACAGCCACGCCAAGGAATGGGCGAAGACCTCGTTTGGACGCTGAAAAAGCGCATCGAAGAACTGCAGCCGAAGCCCGAAGCGCCCGCCGTATCGAAATGACCCTGCCTGCGCACTCCGCTCAAAGCCCATTCTCCGTCGCGATGTTTCGTGCGCTGAACGATCTGCGCCAGGGACCGGCGTTCACGCAGCCATCGACGTTGTTTCAGGGCGTGCAGCCCGGCCGCATGTTCATCCGATCACGGACGCTGCGATCGCTTCGCGAGCGTGGCTTCGTCGCGATCGAAGAGATCGCGCGCGGCATTGATCAGGCGACGATCACCGAAGAAGGCCGCGCGTACTTGCTTCGCCATCCCCTCTATCGCGAATTACAGGCCGCGTGATGTTCGAACCCGGCACCATCATCGCTACCCTGCTCACGATCGCGATGCTCGCGCCGCTCGTCATGGAGCTACGCTGATGGCTCAAACTCGCGTTTGCAAGTTTCTCCGGCATCCGCAGGAAGCCTTCTCGGTAGGCAAAGCAATCGATGCCGAACCGAAGCGCATGGACCCGCTCGAAATCGATCTATGCGTTTGGGTGACCGAGAAGAACAAAGGTCACGAACTGCCACCCGTAATCCAGCGGATGATAGGCGGCGGTGCGGACCTGAACGATGGCGACTGCGATCGTTGCCACTGCTTTGAACCGGTCCAGGCTCCTGCATTCGGAGGGTCGCGTGTCTGAGAAGCGGCAACCCATCACCGAGGCGCGGCTTGAGGCGGCGCTGCTGCAGAGCGCTGAACTGCTGAAGCAATTCCCGTTCGTCCAGCCCATCTACAAGCGGCTCATGGACGAGAAGATAGCCCGGATTTCTGACGACCCTGTAGCCCGCGCGCGTAGCCTTCTGCGCACCGAAAGCCACGCACACTCCTAGGAGCCACAAATGATTGAAATTCGAGCTGTCGAGGGCGCGTTGGGTGAACGAGTCCGCCTTGAATATCGGTTCGTCACCCCGAACGTAGATGCGAGCGGCGCGCTGTGCGCGCCTGGTGAATGGTCCTCATGGAAAGAGGTGCCGTGGATGGACGCGGAAACGGCGAGGAAGATCGATCTTCACGCCGACAACCTGCCGCCGTTGTCGCGATGAGTGAACCTGAGCGCAAGTTCATCGCGCCGACCGTCGGCGAATTTGACCAGCTCAACGATGCGCTGACAACGGCAATGGTCACGATGGTCGAATGCTACAAGGGGCGGCCGCGTGGATCTCTTTCCGAAATCGAACAAGCGGTTCTGCCTTTCCTGAAGATCGTCGCGCAGTACCAGGGCATGACGCTGCAGGCGCTTGGCGTGCTGGTCGAAACCGGCGGCCAGCGCCTCGAACTCGCGACCGCACTGAAGACCGCGATCGGTCACATCGAACACATGAGCAAGTTCATCGCGGATCAGAAGGCCGGATATTCGTTCGAGTCGCTCGGCGAAGACATGGGCATCATCCGCGAACCGCTCGATAGATTTGAAGCCGAACGGAGCCCGGCACATTGATCTGGCAACGCTCTCACCGCTTCGATAAGCGCGCTGTCGCCCTCGCCGATCGCCACTACAATCGACAGAAGCCTGGCACACCGCAATTCATGCCGCCCGGCTCGTGCCGTGTTCTCGTAGCCAACAACAATAAGGCCGTGTTCGGCCTCTCCTTCCCCAAGGCCGAATTTGTGAAGCATGCCTGGAGCGCCGAACAGCTTCCAGAAAACCCAATAAACTCAATAAAATCACGCAGTTTCTTCATCGGCGCGGACTACGTGTAGTCCTTTTTGTAGTCCGATGTTCTTGAAATGTTTGAGCAATCGGTTCTCTTTTCGTCCCACCCTTTTATATATAGCGGAATGCCCGCCACGATCGCCGAACTCCGCACCCTCGGCTACTCCGGATTCGCCGTGCACTGCGACCGCTGCAAGGTGTCGCTCGTCGTTCCCTACGACGACTTCGCCGATCACCTGGTCGCCGTCGATGTGATGGCGAAGTTCATTTGCTCGCGCTGTGATCGGCGACCGAACGTGACATCGTTCAACGCGCGCACCGCGAACATGCGGCCGTGAAAGAAAAAGCCCCGACCCGCGCGAGCGAGCCGGGGCAAGTTTGGGAGGAAACGCCCAAGGAGGGCGGCGAAAACCCGACGCCATCGGGTTCGCACACCCTTAGAAGCAAAAAAGCCCCGGCACATGGCCGGGGCTTTCATGAGTGGGCAGCGCGCGATCACTGCATTGTGTCGTCCGATAACAAACGCCCAAAGAACCGTCACAAGAACGCGCCGACGATCCGTTCTTCGCTCGACTCGGTCGCCTGTAACTGCCCTTCGAGAATTTTTCGCTTCACATCGCGAAGCTGCGCATTCGTTTGCTGAAGTCTTCCATCGACCCATGATCGTGATGCTGGGACGGGTAGTCCGGTTTGCGCCCATGCCTCGGTGATCTGATTCCAGCTCACGAAGATTGTTGCGATGACTGCGAAACTCGTTGCCACTACTTTGGTCCGGCGATTAAGCATCTGCCATGCCTCCATGAGTGTCTTCGGTTTAGAACCGTCCAGTTGCCGCTGGGGTTCCGTCATTTAGCGTTTCCTTGCGAGCCATTGTCCCGCAGCGCTTGCGAGCGGCATGATCGGCGTGACGATAAAGAAGCTTTGAACGATCATCCACTGATAGCCGTCATAGGGTGCTGGAAGTTTTGGAATTTTCCACGACCCTATTTCGTGCGCGCGGTCCATAAACAGCGGCACCCAAAACGGCAGGCTATCGAGCATTACTGCTGCGAAGTGAATTGAAGCAGGCCACCCCGCAGTCAGGATGATGAGTTTCGCACCCCACCAGCCATTCGCGACGAGCTTCGCGCGATTTGCTTCGGCCTGTGCTTCGACCCAAGCCTTGTAGCGCAACGTGTCCTGTTCGCTGCCGGTCTGAAATCCCTTCAACTCTACATCGGCACGCTGCTTGAGCAGGTCCGTCACCTGACCGGTGAAGCCCGGCAGGAATTTAAAGAGGAAAGTGAGGATGCCACTGATCACGGCTTCGCCTCCGGAGTTACCGGCGGCTTCGGCGCTCCGAGCCACACGCGTGCGATCAGCGCCGCAAGCGCGATGAGTTTGGAAACCTTAAAAGCTACTTCCGGCGGCAAAAGGAACGAAAGGTCCAGCATGCCAAACTCGGTCAGCAGGCCCGGAAGTTCCGGGCCGACCGCGAGCACAACAGCCGTAATCATAAGCCAGCCGTGGCGGATGCGAGCCCATAGCGAAGCCCAGAAGCCGTCGAGACCGGCGTAGAACTCTTTCCATTCCTCACGCTGCGCGAGCGCCGGCCGCGCCCACATGATGTAGGCATAGGTGATTGCGAGCGCCGCGACCGTCAGTATCGAAACCCAAACGCGCATGGCTTCCCCCTTTGTGAAGATCAGGCCGCGTTCGCGGCGTCCTGGTAGGCTGTGCTGCGCTGACGGTTCACAACCGCGCGCTTCGCAAAGTTTATGATTGCGAGAACGAACAGCACCGCGAAAACGATGAGCGCTGCCGTTTCGTACCATTCGAGTGAAGCCCACCAGCCGGTGCCGCCCGTTGTGGCGGATGCACCGGTAGAAGCGACCGCACCCTTCACATCGTTCTTCGATTGCTTGTCGGCAGCGTTGGACTCGGTGACGAGCTGCTGCTTGATCTGCGCCGGCGCGGTGCCCTGCGAGCGCAGCCACCATTTGACGGCTGTGGCTTCAATCGAGGCTACTCGGCGGGACCAGCCGACGCCGTAGGTCGCCCAGATCGCGAGCGAGCGCATGAACGCCAGTCGCTCGGCGCAAGCACCCTTGATCACTGCGACCTTGTCCTTCGCAGCATTCGAAGCCGCGACGACCGCGGCCGCCGTCCAGGTAACCCCCAGCGTGCGGCCGAGAAAACGAAGCGATGCCGCCGGTCCGGAATTCACCGAAGCATCGAAGGCTACGAGATCGATGCCCGCCGGCAGATCCGCGTAACCAACCGGAGCCGCGTACTGTCTCCGGTAAATCTCCGCAGCCATCGCGATGGTCAGGTTCGCAATATCGACGTTCGGATGTGCGTGGCAGGCGATGCCGTACTTGGTGCCGCGGTTCTCGCCGACGCCGATCTTGCCGCCGGTCCAGTTGCCGGGATCGCGCGGGTCTCGCGTGAAGCCGCCTTCATGGCCGAAGATGTGAACGAGCGCTTCCTCGAGGGTGTTCGCCATCACGACACCAGGCGGGCGACGAAGCGCCACACAGTCGGAACGAAGCGCCACACAGTCGGAATCGCGAGAGCCCACCCTACGATCAGCAGGAACGCCGTTGTGTTCTTGTGCGCGTGCGCGAAGTCAGCAACGCGATCGCGGAAGCCGCGAATAGCCACGCCGGCGGCGATGGCATGCTCCTTAAGCCACTGAATTTTTTCCATGCTTCAACTCCCTGTGTCGGTGACGTAGAGGCAGTTGGTCCGCGCGCGGGGATGTCCGATCGCGTACCAGGCGCCGTTGTCGTCTTGGTTTCCGGTGCAGCGGCGAACGCGGCCATGCGGGCTTCTGCCCTTGGCCTTCACGACTTCGCCGGTTGCGATGATGCGGTAGGTGTCTTCGGTGAGCCGCTCGATCTCGCTGCGGGCTACATCAAAGCAGGCTCCTGCGGTGCAGCAGCACTTGTGGTCGATGAAACCTTCGCAGTTCGGGTACGGATCGACGGATTGCGCCTGCGCTCTCGGAAGGATGACGGCGCACACGATGAGCGCCGCGAGAGCGAGAATACGCACGGCTTACGACCAGTGCCGCGGCTGACGGCCGCGACCACGGCACGGATCGGGCTGCATGTAGAGCGGCTTCTCGGTGCCATCAGCCACGATGTTGTAGTGGTAGGTCGCGCCGTGCAGCGTGGTGCAGCGGAATGTGTTCACGCCGCCGTTGCCGTTGCCATCGACGACCAGCACCGGGTTCGCAGCATCGCCCTCGCAGCGACCGACGACGCGCTCGATGTGCTGTCCCGATGCCCAGATGCGAAGTGAGTTGACGGCCCCGGCAGGAGCCGGGGTCGTACACTTCGGGTCTTTCCAGCCCCACGTGATGTCGCCGCCGGCGCAGTCCTTGAAGCCGTTCGCCTGCGCCATGAGCCGCTGCTCGCGACCGCAGCTGAGGCACGTAAAGCCGGAGTAATTCCGGCCCACGCGCTTCAGCAACCAACGACCGCCGTTGTCGATGCCTTCCAGCACCTTCACCGGAAGCTTGATGATGTTCCGCGTGTTGCGCTCGACCTGGCGCGGTTCGAGCTGCTGCACGGCGGCGCGCGCAGTCCGCGTCGTCGGCTGGATCAGGTACGCCGAGACCGGATCGACCGCGCGAGCGCGGTTCGACTTGTTGATCTTGGCGAATTCCTGCGTCCAGAATTCTTGCGCTGTCTGCGCCGAAGAAGGCGTTGCGATGATCGTCAAAGACAAAAGAATGGCGAGTACGAGAATCTTTCGCATAATCGTCCCCCGTTTCAGTTGATGAGTTAGTCGTGGAATTGAAGAGCGCCGGCCGCGCCGAGCGCCTGGTACTGGACGGCGCGCAGATGCACCCCGTCGTCTGCCGGCTGCATTGCCGGATCACTAAATATGGAAATGTAAGGAACGCCCTTCGCGTGGAGCAGCGTTTCTAGATAGCCGTCGATCGTGTCTGCGCGCTTATTCCAGCCTGCGCGCCGAACCGCCGATGGCCCGATGAAGACAAGTTTCTGACCGCGCCACTCGGCAACGTCGAGCGCTGCCTGCACGTAGAACGGCACCGTGGTCACGAGATCATCGCGCGCGGAATCGTTCGTGCCGATCGACACCAGAACGAATGCACCGAAAGGAGCCAACGCGAGCTGCCGCGGTAGATCCTGTGCGGACACACCATCGACCGTGACCGTGTTCCAGCCCAGCAGCCGCGCGATTTCACGGCCGTGGCTGTCGCCGGCGGTGTAAAAGTCGGCCGCTGTCGCCGGCGCAGCGAAGAGCGCGATCGTCAGCGCCAAGGCCTGAAGAAGTTTTCCCATGCCCTTAGACGCAAAAAGCCGCCCCGAAGAGCGGCTCTGTTGTCAGTATTTCAGGGGGTTAGGCGGCGTTGCGGTTTCAGTCCGCAGGGCCTAGATTCTCAGTGCTGCCGATCGAGTGATTGCGGGAAGCAGCATCGCGCAAACAGCGCGTAACCGAGCCTTCGCCTATGTCGGGCGGCTCACGAAATAAAATACCCTCACGGGAAATACGTGAGGCGTGCGGCTTCGGTCACGCGCAATCACCCGTCCCGGCACATGCCGGGCGACCGAGGGTCCAATGGCCGAAGAACTCACTCCTGAACTTGAAGCTTTTTGGCAATCGTTTCCCGAAGACCGCCGCCGCGTGAAAGACGACGGCACTAAGGTTTTGCTGATCGAATACGATCCGCACAGCGAATTGGGCGAGATGACGCCGGCGGAATACGTCGAACTGTTCGGGTTTCCTAACCGTAAACCTCAATCCTCTTGATTGCGGTTATGCCGCGGCCGGTGAGTTTCGTGTAGCCCGTCACGTTTCCCGTATCCACTTGGCTCGCGGCGGCCTTGTACCAGGTTTCGCCCAAGGTATCGTTTGCCTGATCGCGCGCGACGCCGCTGGATGTGTGCATCGCCACGACCAAATTCGTGCCGGCGGCAAAAGTGAAATTTACTTCGTCGCCCAAGGTGTCCACACCGCTTGAAAGCGTGACGCCCGCGTTTCCGCCGCCGAAGGTGTACGGCACCGAACTGGCGTGATCATAGACATCGCCACTTCCCGCATAGTGGCCCACTGCGCAATCCGTAATCACAAGAGTGCTGCCGCGGAATGTGATCCTGATCTTGGTGCCACTTTTTAAGAACGGCTGAAAGATCACCACACGAATGTTGTATGTATTCCACCCGGACGATGAGGCGCCGCCGAAGGTTTGAGTAGCCAGCCCATCGCCCCAGCTTGCACCAGATGGTGGGGCCGCAGCCACTGAACCGGCAGGAAACATCCCCGGCAATATTGCCAATAGCAGGCCCGAAGAATCCGCGTAGCGCGCAACCTCGTCGATCGAGGCGCGTACCAAGCTGCTTCGGACACCTTCGAGACGCTTCAGTTCCGAGACAACGGCTAAGCGCACACGCCTGTCGATACCGAGAGCTGCCAGCTTGCGATGCACTTCCTTTTGCCATGGCTCGACCGCTTGAATGATTGCAGGCCGTGATGGCTGCCAAACTACCGGCGGCGGCAGGTCGATCATGTCTTGGCGACCTTCGCGGAAACAACGAAGTGTGAGGCCGTGTAGCAAAAGATCGTCAGCAAATACCACTTCGCGGAATCACAATCAGCAATCGTCGGAACTTCACCGAGAAACTGATTACCGAAGGTAATCGTGCGATCCGTGCCGTCGTTGCCTTGCACCATTATTGTGCGCCACGTACCGGGCTGCCCGTTCGTCGGATTGCTTATCGCAGTTGCTTGATCAACGACCACCACGCCGTTGATGAACGTGTCCCAGTCAACCGCCACAGCACCGCCGGTTTCAGTGAGCGTGACAACGGCTGAAGCCGTTTCGATAAGGTCAGCCGTTAGAAGCTTACTTGCGACGGCGGCGCGAACATCGGCAATCGCAGCAACGGCCGCCGAAGCCAGCTTCGCGAAGGTGATTAGTGCATCGGGGATCATCCCGATCGTGATCTGCACAAACGACAACGCGTCCGACACGCGCGCCAGAATTTGATCATTCGCACCAGCGGCAATGTCCGCCGGGCCGCCAGATGAATTGGCTGATCGGCCGATGACGCTCACGGCCGCGCTGTTGCGAAGTTTGTCGTCGGTTACAGCATCGTCGGTAATCCCGGCGGTTGCGATGGTGCCGAAGCCGATCGCGGTTCCGGAACGGCGCATCACATGCCCGTCCGTGCCAGCCACCATGTCCGCATAATTCGCGGTCGCGTTGCCGGTGACACCCAGAACAGAGAGCGCTGTTCCTTGTGCTAATTTCGACAGCGCGATTGAGTTCGCAGAAAGCGCTGCGATGATCTCTGCCGATGTCAGCGCACCTTCAATCTTCAGCCAGTTCGCGGCATAGGTTGAAGTCGATGCGGTGTCCACGATCGCATAAAGATCGTCGCCAACGGTGAAGGAAACACCATCAACGGTACCGGCCACGCTGACACGATAGAACCACCCGGTCTTGCGGCCAGCGGTGCCTGGAAATGAACCTGCGGACGCATCGAACGCGCCCTTGAAAATAAGCGCGCCTGAAACAACTAGCGCGAGCGCATCGATGTAAGACTTGACCGCCTTTTGGCTTGCAATCTTGGTGTCGCTGTTCGCCGCCAGGGCGGCATCGACATCCATATATGTGAGAGGAATCTTGAGATCGAGCGCGGCCTGCTGAGCGCTTGAGACAGGCTTGTTCACATCAGAAGTGTTGTCGACATTCTCAAGGTCCAACGTGGTCTTCAGTTCAAGCGGGGTCGCTTCCTTGACGACCTTTCCAGATGGTCCATCAAACACAACTGGGTTGCCGTCCGTTACGCCGCCGTCTGGCCCCTCCACATCGCCACCACCAACGCGAAGCCAGCGGGCGCCGTTCGCATCAATAATGACGGTCTCTCCATCGTCCGCACTTGTCGTGTCAGTCGTTGATCGCTCGAAGAACGCATTTAATTCGTCAATGAAGACAACCCAGAAGGTCGATCCGTCAGCGTCTCGCAATTCATCGATCGTGCCGAAGCGGAGAGCAATATAGGATCGCGCCTCGGACTTATCGACCGGGACACTATTGCGAAATACTGGATGCGGATCGCCAGCCATCAGTCGAAGACCTCATAAGAGAGTCGCGATCTCTTCGGCGGGAACGGGTAGCTGCTACCAGTGCCCCACTGAAAATTCGCGACGCGATAAGTGTGAGACGCACCATCGACGGCCGTACACTCAAAAGAGACCGATGCGTAGTAGGCCGTGAGCGAAGTGATGTAACCACTGTGATCGATAGCGGCAGCTTCCGAACCGCGCATAAGGCCGAAGGCGCTTTCTCTGGTAGCCGCCGCCGTCTGAGTCCATTCATATTTGAAGCGAATGCGCCTGCCGGCCACAACGGCAATAGTGATCGCCGCGCCATCATCTCGCTGATAAGCTGTAACTGTCGTGGGTGGGCTTGAGGCGCTCCAGGCATAGTTGCCGGTGCCGCCGGTTGTAGTAGTTGGGTCCGTAATCCATCCCGTTGTGCCGGCCGCAATGATCGAGCCTCGCTGAGAAACCCAGGCAGCTCCCGAATAAACGTATGTGGCATTCAGAGCCTGATCGTATGCAGTCCAGCCTTCGACCGGCGCGAAGATCAGCCAAGCAGAACCAGAATATATAGCGATCTTTCCGGTGTGGCCGGCCCATGCGCCCGTCGGAGACCCTCCAACGATGTATGCATCACCGGATGACGGTGTTACTGGAGGCGTGTTCGTCGTTTGATTGACGACGACCCAATGGGTGCGACCGCCAAGGACGTGATTAGAGAATATGCTGTTATTCGCGAGCGCGGATTGTCCGATGCCTGGCTCCCAGCTTCCGCCTGCGCTGAAGTGGTAGTAACTCTCTTCGTCTTCGACGTAGAGCAGTTGACCGATCTTCGCCTCGATATAGACCCATCCACGAGCGGTATAGATTGCAATGTCTTCAGGGTGCGTTCCCCAATCGCCAGAAGCACCGGCAGGGACAATGTACCGATCGCCCAAGGCAACAGCGGGATCGTCCGTCGGCGCGGGTGGATCGACAACATCCTTGTCGAGAACAGACTTCACATCGAAGTCAACGGTTTCTCGTTTGTACCTTTTCCCGTCATTCGTAACTAGGCAGACCACACCGTCGTGCGCCGTCGTGGTGTCGGCAACATCTAACGTGAAAAGCCCGCCCTGAAAGACTAGGGCAACCGGAATAGCGCCCGTTTCTCCGTCGACCGCATCGAACGCCTCGGGATCTTCACTATCCTCGAACACATAAGGATAGCGCTCGATCAGAAGATTGTGCAGCAGGTCCTTCACGACCGGATCGCCGGACGCTGAAGTCGGGACTGCTGCTAGGGCGTCATGTACGGTCATGCTGCTTCAATTTCCGGCAGTTCATAATCCTGCTCGTCAGTCTCAGGATTCCAGTTCGTTGAAATTGTCTTGTCGTATTCGCGAAGCTGAAGCCGGATCGCGGAGAAATCGTCCGCGAAACCCCAGTTCTCGACCATATAAATGCCGTTGATCTGCGGCCAAATCTTCGAGGAAATCCGAATTGCGTTTCCTACATCGAGGCCAAGCAGTCTCAGCCTGACTGAGCCCGACCACCTTTTTCCGAGCCTGCTCTCGAGAAGGAATTGCTTCTCCATTCTTTGAAGCGCCTGGTGTGTATCAGTGAAAGGCGCACGGATTGTCGTTTCAAGAATTTCCCCGTCTTCGGTCTGAAGATCGGTACGATCCAGAATCGGTCCATCGGCTTCCTGATAGTCACGCTCAGGAGCAATGAACCTTCCACGAAGCTTGTTGTATTGTTCCTTGACAGGGCGCCGGTCGCGATAGTCAAAACCGCTAACAATGTCCTTGTCGGTGATCGTGGCTACCGGATCGCGAGGCTTTGAGCTTTCAATCCACCAGCGGCCTTTTGATCTGCGGAGCGAGCCGCGGTTTGCAGTGAGTAGAGCTTCCATCACATCGCGCGGCGACTGATTGAGTGTTACGACGCCGTTGATGGTGTGGCGCTTCTGGGTGCCACTACCTTTCAGCGCAACGAGTTCGTCGTCGTAGTCAGCGCTCTCCGCAATCTTTTCCCAATCGGCGTCTTCAGCCTTCTCGCCCACGCCGTCAGGATGACGCGCCCAATCGGCTTGGATCAACGTCGCGTTGTCACTCCACTTCCAGGTGCTTGCGTCGTCTGCAACTTGCGTCGGGTCGCGCGGGTCATAGACCAGCGAACCCTTGACGAGAACTAATGGATTGGGAATTGCGACCTGACCCCAAAGCGCCTCGAAATGTTCTCGATCGGTGCCGTACACAAACTCGAAAACTGCAGTGGCATGACCGGACTGAAGGAACGTATCGACAGGGCCGTCTTCGACGCCCAGCGTCGGAAACATCTCCTTCAGAATTGGGTCCATCGCCTGATCGGAAGTACCCAGACGAAACGACCCGCGAAGGTACGCAGTTGAGCCAACACGATAAGGTGAGTTCAGCGCCTTCCTGTCGGCATCGAAGGTGACTGTGTTCGTGCCAATCTTCGCAGAAACGACGGAGTCAATTCTCCGCGCGCATAGCAGCAAGCCCATGACGAGCGATGGCGGCTGTGAATCGTCCAGAATGCAAATCGCGCCGCCAACCTGCACCGTGCCGTATAGAAATCGCTGCGGCGGGATGGCCTGTCTCGTGTTGCCACGAGTACCAGGATCATTGATTGCACCGACCGTCGCCTTGTTCTTCGGAGTCAATGCGTAGTTGAGTGCGAACAGTCCGGCCGTCAGCGCTATCTGCCCGATGCCGATGCCGCCTATTGTCAGAGCGCCTAAGCCGGCGCCGCCCGCTATGAACGATCCGACGGCGAAGACTTCAGCAACGAGCGCAATGGCGGCGGTGATGAACGGCATTTAGAGAACCTTCCAGGCCGCTATCAGGTTTTCGTCGCGGCTCACCGAGAACCCACCTTCCCGGCTTCCAACCCACATTCCGCCGTATCGAATGACGGAAGACGGACCCATCTCGGTTTGATTGAGCCCCCAGTCCCCGTCCTGCGCTTCTTCGCAGGCGATGCGCGGCCAGCGCATCAGTCGAGCGCAGCGGACGTGCAGACCGTGCATTCCGAACAGGCCCATGACCTCGTAAGCCTGATCTTCTGTCTGGTAGCGCCCGCGGTAGTTCCTGATCGGATCACTGAACCCGGCCGCAACGTAAATATCAGCAGAGAAAACAACGCAGTTTTCGAGCGGCCACTTCCTCAAGTGTACCGTGGCCATCGCCCTCTTTGCTTCTTCTGCAATTCGTTGGCGCGTTACGAGAGGCGCCACTTGATTTCTTTGTCCACGAGCGAGGACATGAGCGACATGCCAGTGTCCCCCGGATAGTCTTCCTGCTGCTGTTCGTGCGACCAGGCTTTTTCCTGCGCGCGCTCGATCGAGAAGAAGCCTATACGAAGGCTCACCCTGATCGTGACCGTGCCGTCTTCACCGACCGGCATCGTCATGTAATCCATTCGCCCACGGAGAAACTCGAACGGAGTGCCTATAACCTGCTGGTTCACGACCGCAGCCAGGAGAACGACCGCGCTGCGATTGCGTATATTTGTATTGAGATAGGCCGCCTGCTCAGGCGGGACGCCGCGCAGCTCCAGCGTGCCCTGCTTGATCGCAAGGTCGGCGCTTTCTTCCGGCTGCGAAACGCGCCCGAAGCGATCGATGCCCTTGTAGTCGTTGCCGTCGTATCGAAGCGTTCCGATTCCGGACCAGCAAAAGTCCATGCCGTTCGGATGATCTACCTGCCACAGGATTGCGGGGTGAGCGCCCTTCATGAGCGCGCGGATCATCTTTGGATCGTGGAGCGACATTACTGTGGCAGCTTTTCAACGAGGGTAAGCCCGAGCCGACCGTGATCAGGCATCGTGCGGCTCATGATGCCTTCCTGATCGGAAGCCAGTCGAAACACCGAAGTCGCATCGATCGTCTTGATCTGGTCGCCGATCGCGAACGACTGACGAAGCCGCGGGCGGATATAAACGCGAGTCTTGCCATCAGCGTCAGAATTCGCCTGACCAACGACTTCGTAAAGATTCCCGAATGCAGTTTGCTGACCGTTCGGAAGCGCCTCGATCAGATCCCCGCTCCGCAGGATATTGCTCGTACTCACGGGCAACCCTTCAAGCACGATAGAGTCGGCGCCGACCGTTGCCGCTTCCGCGACCGCGCAAAAGGCCGGAACAAGCCCTTCGGAAAATCCCATACCGTCGCTGAACATCGTGTCGTCCGAAAACCCGGTGATGTTTGCAGCGTTCTCTTCGTTGAACATCGGCTTCAGACGAAAGGCGTCGGGCATTCGCAGCAGACCGGAGATACCATCGAGCCGCGAAACAAAGCCGGAAAGTGAGCGCCAGTCATTCTTCTGCATCGTCGGAAACGTGAGTTCGGCAACCCAGATTTGGGTCGTCGGACCGTAGGCCGAGCGCTGGCCGGTATATGGCGAGGTCGAGGAAAGATTTGCGGCGCGCAGATAGAACCGGCTCTCGACCACACCCCTTAAGCTCTGCGGCCATGAATAAACTGTCACAGTGCGAAGGCCCTGGAGTCGCGCGCCATCGTGCCCCGGATCAGGTTGATCGTGTCGGCTTTGGTTTGCTCACTAACCGTACTCATCATGCTTCGGATCGAAGCCATGTCGGTCGGCGTCATACCGGGATGAAACACAGGAGCGATGGTCTGGTGAATTGTAATTCCGCCACCCATGTCCTGACCGGGCTTCGTGATGCTCACGCGTTCATTCGGAGAGGCTTTGAACGCAACGAGCTGCGAGTCGATGCCTCCTGAGCCGCCGACCTGAAACGAGCCGCCCTGGGCGAAGCCGAACAGCTTTCCGATGCCGCCGAGAATTCCGCCGCCACCATTGAAAGCCGAACCGGCCGCATTGCTCCAGGCAAGCTGCCCGCCGAACATCGACCGGAACGCTTGCTGCGCGGCCATACGCGCGAGATCGGAAATCAGCGATCGAATAATGTCCTTGAAGGACTTTGCCTGCATGATTGCGTCGACGAATGCGTTTTCCAGCGAAGAACGAACCTGCAGCACGGCTCCGCGAAACTCCGACCAGCGCTCTTTCGTCTGCTCAAGGGCATCGGCAAGCATGCCGGTCGATGTAGCGGAATCGTTGATCTTCTGACGAAGCTGGTCGGTGATCGTGATGTTGTTCGCCTTGGCGATTGCCTCGGCTTCCAGAACAGTTTTCAGCCGCTGATGCGCGCCTTCAGATAGGCCGATCGTCTGCAAGTCGGCCTGCATCGAGGCCTGCTTCTTCGACTGCGACTCCAGAAACTTGTCGAGCGCGTCCTTTGTGACCTTCGCCGCCTTGATGAAAGGCGCGGCCATCGTCTGTTCGATCTTCGGAGCCTGTGCCGCGGCGGTTGCCTGCGCGTCCTGATAAAACTTGTCGATGAAGGTCCGAAGGTTCGCGAACGCGAGTTCGGTATCCTTGCCGGCGTTTTTGAACACTTCCAGACCTTTGGAAAACTCACCTGAAGCGAACAGCTTCAGCATTTCCCAAGTCGCTGCGATTTCCGCACCGAGCCGCTTGAACGTAACAGCCAGCGTCAGAACGACCTCGACCGCGCCACGAAGAAACGCCGTTAGATTTTCCGCCGCCATCTTCATGTATTCTTGATTTTTGGCAGTATCGAGCAGCACCTGGCTGAATTGCAGAAACGCCGGAAGCATTTCGGCGGTCACCTTCATGGCGATGCCGCTGGTGATCTTGCTCATCCGGGTAAGATTGTCGTTGAACGCTTCGGCAGCGCGAGCCGTCTTGCCGTCGATCACGATGCCGAGCTCGTCCGCTTCGGCCAACATTTCGGCCAAGCCCTGCTTGCCGAGATTGAGCATCGGGATCAGCTCAGCGCCGGCGCGACCGAACAACGCCATCGCCAGAGCAGTCTTGCCGGCGCCATCTTTCATGACCGCAAACTTGCCGGCCAACTCGGTCATGATCTGCGAAGAACTCTTCAGTGTGCCATCGGCGTTCTTTACCGAAACACCGATCGCGGCGAACGCCTGGGCTGCGGTGCCCTTTGCATCCGTCGCCGCTTCCATCATGTTTTTGGAAAGCCGCCCGAAGCCCTTCCCGAGACTTTCGATCGAAACGCCGGACAGGTCCGCCGCATGTTTCAGTCGCGACAATTCCTCGACCGGTACGCCCACGGACTGCGCCATCTTGCCGAGTTTGTCGGCTTCGTTGATCGCTCCTTTGACAGCGAGACCAACGCCGGCAAGAGCCGTCGCGAGAGCCGCACCCATCGCAAGGCCTGTGCGCGCGACATTCTCCCCGAACTTGTCGAGGCTGCTTTGCGCCTGCTTCAGTCCCTTCTCGAGCGCGGCAGTATCCGCGCCGAGAATGACACGAAGTGCACCGATGACTGCGTTAGCGGCCATAGAGACCTCAGTTCTTCGAGTACGTGATCGGCACCATGACAGCCCACATTTCGTCGGGTGTCATCTCACGCTTGGACTTGTTCTGCCGATGCATGAGTTTTTCGAGATTCGGAAAGGCTTTCATCCGCGGCAGTGCCGCGATGTGCCAGACAGCCCACGCGCGCTCATTGTGCGTGCGCTCGGCGCGTTCCTGTTCGCCGGCGAGGATTAAGTTCAGCTCGCGCGGCGTTCGTTTCCAGAAGTCGTCGGGCGGGCGTTGGAGCGATGCCCAGGTCTGGTAGAGCGCGGGCCAGTCCCATTCTGACCGCCCGCCTTCCGAGGGTTTTTTTTACCCTCTTCGCGGCCGAACCCGGCCGCGAACGACTCATTGAGAATATCAATGAATTTCATCAACCCGCCGGCGGCATGAATGAGTTCGCCGGCTTCCTTCACGGTGACTTCCGGATGATGCTCGCGAAGACCGGCCCACATCATCTGGCGCGCTAGCGTCAGTGTGATCTTTTCCGCGTCTTCAAACTGGGAAAGAAGGGCAACGATGCCCTTCCCCGTTTCTGTTTCTAGGCAGCAGATGGCATCGATGGAATAGCGCAGCGTGTATTGCTTGCCATCCGCATCGAATGCCACTTCGCCTTTGTGCTGGTTCGGCATTACGCGCCGATCTCGACCGCGGCGCTTTCGGCCGTGACAGAGGAATGCGCGTTGGTCGCGGTGACGACCACGGTGATGAGGTCGCCTGCGTCACCTGCCTGGACCGTGTAAGTCCTGCTGGTGGCGCCGCCGATCGGCGTGCCGGCGTTCTCCCACTGATAGGTGTAGGAAGTCGGCTCGTTCGCCCACACGCCTTCGTAGGCGGTGAGAACCGCGGCCACTTCCAGAAGACCAGAGATCGCCGGAAGCACCGAGTTCGACGGAGCCGCGACCGCGTAAGCCGTGGCCACACCCGAGCGCTTGATCGAAAGAGTCGCCATCTGCTTGTCTTCGGTCGGCGCTTCGGCTTCGAAGTCGGTTACATAGCCCTGCCACTGGATATATTTGCCGGTCGGATGAACCGTGCGGAAGGTCTTCAGCACGCGCTTGGCGGCCTGAATGAGCTGCACGGTCGCGCTGTTCATATTGTATTCGATCGACAGCGTGATGTCTTTCGTGCGGACGATACCGGGAATGACTTCCTCGGTTGCGTTGTCGCTTTCGTTGTGGGTCGCATCGACCATGTCGACGGAGAACCCATCGGCCGGCAGCACATCGCGCTGCTTGCCTAGAGTTGTATAAACGTCAGGGCCTGTGCTGGTCAGCATCTTCAGCAACATGCCATAGCCGAGTTCGGCTCCGGTTGCGCTCATCGCGAGTCTCCTGGATGAAGTTGGGATATCCCGCGATTTCCCCCGGCGGGTTTGGGGATTCGATTACTTGGTTCGTTACTTGGCTTTTGCGGCGTCACGTTCGGCCTTGCGGGCCAAGCGCGCGCGGGTCTTCTCAAGGCGTTCTTTTATCTGGCTGATGATCACATCAAGCACGCGCTGCCAGTTGCTATCCCAGGCAGGACGAAGGTGGGGATGCGGCGCCTGGTGCGCGTTACCGAATTCTGTCTGCACGGATTTCGCGTGCGGTGTGGGACCAACGAAGACTTCGAGCGGGCTTTCTTTCTTGTGCAAGCGTTTCTGCCGCCGCGAAAGCTTTGATCCGACTGTGTAGGACTCAGCGAGTTCACCTTTTTCGCGCGGCGCATTCGCTTGGCCAGCATCGGCAATGATCTTGCCGCCGTCCTTCAAGGCGCCACGAAGCACACTCTTTACGTTGCGCGGGTGAAACTCTTCAGCAAGTCCGACCAGCGCCTGATCGAGTTCTTTCAGGCCCTCGATCTTGAAAAATTGCTTTGTCATTCATCGTAATCGACGAAGTAATCGGCGACCTTGCCGCGCAGATTTGCCACCTCGTCGTCCTGATCGCGCCACACGTCGAAGCGCACGAGCAGCACGTTCACTTCTGCGGCGCCAGAGCCCATCAAGCCGGCATAGCCGTGCAGCCGTTCCTTGATCGCAAGCGCCAGCGCCTGGGCGGCATCTGCCGTCTGCGCCCAGGCAGCGATCTGCATTCGTATGCTGGCTAACCCGTCAGAGCCTTCGTTGTGCAAGCCGGTCTGCGCCGAGATGTCGTTATAGACGATGCTCGGTGCCGTAATTCCTTGACGGACGCGACCCGGATCAATCCGCCTGCCGCCGTTCGCCTTCGTAACGTCGCCGCCGACGATCGAGTAAATCGTCGCGTCGCCGTATAAAAACTCGACCAGCGCCGGGCGGATGTCTTTGAGGCTCATGAGTCTGCCCGCGCCGTCGCGTCGATTTCATGCAAAACACGACGCCCAATTTCGCGGATGTCCTTGATGTCCCACAGCTTGCCTTCGTATTCGATACGATCCTGCACGGTTAACGCGAGATCGGCCCGATAGCGCATCTGAAATGTCATCACCGCTTCGCCAACAAGCTGACGCGCTGAAAACCGTTCCGCCCCGCGGTTGGGACGCTGCTGCGCCCAGACTGTCGCCAGCGGCGACCACGTCTCGATCGGCTCGCCCGAAGTACTTTCTGTCACCGACTTGCGCTGAATGATCAGCCGCCGGTCAAGCTTTCCGGCACCCATCAGAGATTGATCTGGCGATAGGGTGAAATAATCGCCTCAACAGCGACACTCATTGGCAGCTGAGAAACGCTCACGCCAATGACCGTCTGCTCGCGGTTCTCGTACCACGCGCCAAGCAGTAGCTTGACGGCAATCTTAAGCGGATCAGGAACATCGCTTACTTCATTGCCGGCATCGAAGAAAACCGAAACGGCATCGTTCCGTGTAAAAGTCGAAGGCCACGACTCGCCGTCATTCAATTCGATATAATGTCCGTGCTCGTCTGCAATCACGGAATAAACCGAAGAGGAAAGCGTTTGCTCTGCATCGTCTTCATCGCGATAGGTAATGACGACTGACTCAGGAACGGCAGGACGAAGCGGCAATCGCATACAATCCGAAAACTCAGAAAAGTCCTGCCGCCAGTTTGCAATGCCAAACGCAAATCC